TATCTCAAGCAAGACTAGCATTAGCAGCAGTATCAGGAGGAATCGGAACCCGCAGAGTTGGTTCTGCAACTTATGGTTATTGGGGTGGTGGTAGTGGAACAAGTAATACTCCTGTTTATTCTACTATAGATCGTTTAGATTTCTCTACAGAAACAGTAACAACGCCAACACCTAAGTTATCTCAAGCAAACTATGGATTTGCAGCAACCTCAAGTAGTTCTTATGGATACTTTGGTGGTGGTTATTTAAATTCCACTCCCACAACTTACTCAACCATAGACCGTTTAGATTTCTCTACAGAAACTACATCAGTACCAACACCTAAGTTATCAATATCAAGAACAGCATTATCTGCAACCTCAAGTAGTTCTTATGGTTACTTTGGTGGTGGAGCAATAAAAAATATTTCAACACCTGCATATTGTACTATAGATCGTTTAGATTTCTCAACAGAAACCGTATCAGTACCAACACCTAAGTTATCTCAAGCAAGATTCGGTTTAGCAGCAGTCTCAAGTAATTCTTATGGTTATTTTGGTGGCGGTAATACCTCTTCTTTTGTTTCTACCATAGACCGTTTAGATTTCTCTACAGAAACAGTATCAACACCAACACCTAAGTTATCTCAAGCAAGAGATGGTTTAACAGCAGTCTCAAACAGTTCTTATGGTTACTTTGGTGGTGGTGTTAATGTAACTCCAATTCAAGTTTGCACCATAGATCGTTTAGATTTTTCAACAGAAACTGTATCAACACCAACACCTAAGTTATCTCAAGCAAGAGATAACTTAGCAGCATCCTCAACTAGTTCTTATGGATACTTTGGTGGTGGTGGTACTGATGGAAAATTCTCTACTATAGATCGTTTAGATTTCTCTACAGAAACTGTTACTGTTCCATCACAAAAACTTACTTTTATAAGAGGATATGTAGCAGCAGTCTCAAACGCAAACTAAATAAAACACCTAGATCATTAGTCCTATGAATGATTTGCTATCTAATATTTTAATTCAACCTAAAGTTGTCACAAAAGAAAATTGTAAATATCTGATTGACTTTGCAAACTCTGCCGAACAAGAGCAGATGGGAGTCTTTGATCCTGATAAAACTAATCTCACAAAACAATCAGAACATAAGGTAGATAAAACATCAAGAGATGTTAAATGTGCTGATATCACTCCAATTCTTCCTCAAGTTCACGACTTGATGGCAAACATTATTGATCACGTTATCAATCCTTTTTATAACTTTAAGATTCGTGATAGTGAAATGCCACAACTTCTTTATTATCAAAAAGGAGGGCACTATAAACCTCACTATGATGCAGAAGCACTTTGGACAAATCCTGATGGAACAACTATGTGGAAAAAGAGTGTAGATCGTGATCTTTCTACAGTTCTTTTTTTAAATGATGATTTTGAAGGTGGTTATTTTTCTTTTCCGGATTTAAGAATTAAGATCAAACCAGAACCAGGGCTTCTTGTTTGTTTTCCATCCTCCAGATACTATAAACATTGTGTAGAACCAGTTATTTCGGGACATCGTTATACACTTGTAACCTGGATGCGAGTGCAGGGATTTAAGACAAAAGAAGAACAAGATAGAGAGATTGAAAAGAAATATGGAATCAAGGTTCCATAAATAACAAGAAAGTATTTTAGAACATAACAATGACTCAACTTGTAAAACATTACTTGGTTGATAGGGACAATACAAGCGTTTTTGCAACAACTCTTGAGCAATTCTCAAGACCTATGTTTGGAACGATGAGTCCAAATATTGAGGGTCTTGAAGGAGTTTATACTCTGACTGATGCAAATGGAATTCAATATTTTCTTGCAAACTGCCCAGATACAACTACTATTAATGAAGTAGAAGGTTTAGAAGTTCTTACTCAATCAGAATGGGATGCAGAGATTGCTGCTTATGATGCAAGACAAGAAGCAAAACGTTGGGAATTTATTCGTAAATATAGAGATCAACTTCTTGCACAAACAGATTGGATTGTAATCAAAGCAAAAGAGCAAGGAACTAATCTTGCTACTGATTTTAAAGATTGGAGACAATCTCTCCGCGATCTTCCTGCTTCTGCAACTTTTCCACTTGAACTTCCTTCTGCACCTAATGGAGTATCAGTAGATCAATCAATATATAATGCTTATGTTGCAGAACTGAGAAGTATTCCTATGATTAACGACCCATTGCCACCTGTATAGTAGGTTGAGTCATATTCAATAATTGATAACACTTATCACTGCGGTCAAATGCATAATCTGCATATTGACCCCCTTTTCTTACAAAGTGTAAAAATAACTGCATAAAACGATCATTTTTGTGAGTTCTTAAAGGACTTCTCCAGTGCTCTACTTCAGTTCCAAGATAAGCAACTCCGTGTCCTACAGGTGTTACAACTGCACGATTTTTTCCCGTCTTATCTTTGAGTTTGATAGGCCAAGCAGCATCACCACAAATATTCATAGTGACTGATATTTCACAAGAAGGGCGATCAGTATGACAGTTCATCCATCCACCTTTATGATAAGTTGTAGAGAACCAATAAGTAGGTAAAAGTTCTTCTCCAACTAATTTCTCAAGAATTGGTTTGACTCTCCACATAATATAAGTACAAGTTGGTGGAGCATAACAAGTTAATACTTTTCCTCTTTCTGGATCCCAATGACCTTTAAGATTTCCAAGTTCTCTTACTGCACCACATAAATTTTTATATTTAATCTCTAATGCTTCTTCTGGGGTGATAATTTCGGGAAGATAGTACCAACCTTTTTTAAGAAATTCACTCATATTTTTTATTATTCTATAGTATGTATTATATCATAAATACTTTAAACCTTTTAAAAGATGGCAGTTCCCGCAGTTAATATAACAATTGATCAAGGTGCTGATTATGAGGAAGTATTTACTGTAACAAATCCAGACGGTTCTCCATTGGACTTGTTGGGATATTCCTGTGAAGCAACTCTTGCAAAATTTCCTGGTGCTAATGTTACAACATCGTTTGGAGTTGGAATTGTGACTTCTGCTGGTCAAGTTGTTGTTTCAATTGCAAATACAGTTACTGACCAGTTAAAACCAGGAAGATATTATTATAATATTTTTACTATTTCCAATACCTCAAAGAGAAAAAAAATCATTGAAGGAAATGCTTTAGTTCAACCCTCAGCATAAGTTAAATGCCTGTATCATTAGGAAGTACTTCACATAAAGTAACAGTTGGTTACTCACCTACACTCAAAATAGCACAGGCTGCAGCAAGTCTTCAGGGAGCTCAAGGAACTCAGGGACCATTAAGTGACTTCCAAGGAACACAAGGTCCCCAAGGAACGCAAGGACTTCAAGGAAGACAAGGTACGCAAGGTCTTTCCAATCAGGGTGTTCAAGGATCAAACGGTATTCAAGGACTGCAAGGTACTCAAGGAAGACAAGGTACTCAAGGAAGACAAGGTACTCAAGGTACTCAAGGACTTCAAGGTCTTCAAGGACTTCAAGGTCTTCAAGGTCTTCAAGGACTTTCTAATCAAGGTGTTCAAGGACTTCAGGGTCTTCAGGGAAATCAAGGAAGACAAGGAACTCAAGGAAGACAAGGACTTCAAGGCAATCAAGGACTTCAAGGCAATCAAGGACTTCAAGGACTTCAAGGTAATCAAGGAGTTCAGGGTCTCCAGGGTCTTCAGGGAAATCAAGGAAGACAAGGAACTCAAGGAAGGCAAGGTACGCAAGGTCTTCAAGGACTTCAAGGAATTCAAGGTAATCAAGGAGTTCAGGGTCTCCAGGGTCTTCAGGGAAATCAAGGAAGACAAGGAACTCAAGGAAGGCAAGGTACGCAAGGTCTTCAAGGACTTCAAGGAATTCAAGGTAATCAAGGAGTTCAGGGTCTTCAAGGAACTCAAGGTAATCAAGGTAATCAAGGTAATCAAGGAACACAAGGTCTTCAGGGGAGACAAGGTGCTCAAGGAACGCAAGGACTTCAAGGACTTCAAGGTTCTCAAGGTCTTCAAGGTTCTCAAGGTGCCCAAGGTCTTCAAGGACTTCAAGGTCTTCAAGGCACTCAAGGAAGACAAGGTGCTCAAGGTTTACAAGGTGTTCAAGGTTTACAAGGACTTCAAGGTTTAAGCAATCAAGGAGTTCAAGGTACTCAAGGAATACAAGGTACTCAAGGAAGACAAGGTACTCAAGGAAGACAAGGTACTCAAGGATTACAGGGTACTCAAGGTATTCAAGGTTCTCAAGGACTTCAGGGTCTTCAGGGTGTTCAGGGACAAAGAGGAATACAGGGTAGAGAAGGATCTCAAGGATCTCAAGGACTTCAAGGACTTCAAGGTCTCTCCAATCAAGGTCTTCAGGGTCTTCAAGGAGAAAGAGGTTCTCAAGGAAGACAAGGTACTCAAGGATTACAGGGTACTCAAGGTATTCAAGGTTCTCAAGGACTTCAGGGTTTAAGTAATCAAGGTGTACAAGGACTTCAAGGACTTCAAGGAAATTTTGGTCTTCAAGGTCTTCAGGGTCCAGTAGGTACTTCAATCAATATCGTTGGAAGTCTTGCATTAACACCAGGAAATGAACAAACAGAATTAAATAACCCAAGCAATTCTTGGTATCCACCAAATTCTGGCGAGTCTGTTATTGATACAAACACAGGAAATCTGTGGATTTACGATGGCAACACCAGTCTTTGGGTAAATGTTGGAAATATTAGAGGACCTCAAGGTCTTCAAGGTCTTCAAGGTCTTCAAGGTCTTCAAGGATCTCAAGGTCTTCAAGGATCTCAAGGTCTTCAAGGATCTCAAGGTCTTCAAGGACAACAAGGTGGAGATCTTGGACCAATTGTTGCAAATGTTCTTTATGTTACAGAAAATGGATCAGACTCAAACTCAGGACTCCGACTTGGAGACGCAAAACGAACAATTGGAGCAGCTCTCACAGCAGCAACAACAGGAACAACTATTAAAGTTAGTTCTGGATCTTATGTAGAAAATAATCCACTATCAGTACCAAAACAAGTTTCTATTGTTGGTGATAGTTTAAGAGAAGTGTCAGTGTCTCCGCAGAATGCAAATGAAGATTTATTCTATGTTTTAGAAGGTAATTATATTGCAGAAATGTCCTTTACTGGATCTTTGAATTCTGGAAAAGCAATTTTTGCATTCAATCCAAATCAAGTTGGATATACAAGTCAGTCCCCATATATTCAAAACTGTACTAACTTTATTCCAAATAGTATTGGATTAAAGATTGATGGATCAAAAGCAATCGGACCATTAAAGTCTATGGTTCTTGATAGTTACACTCAATACAATCAGGGTGGTATTGGATGTTCGATTACCAACGAAGGTTATGCTCAGTTGGTTTCGATGTTCACGATTTGTAATGATGCTGCTGTTTATTGTGGATCTGGTTCGGCTTGCGATTTAACAAACTCAAACTCTTCTTTTGGAAACTATGCTTTAGTTGCTGATGGAATAGGTCCACGCAAATATACTGGAATTATTACAGCATCTGCATCGGAAAATGCGGATACATTTGTTCTAGATCTAAATGTTCCAACATTAAATGTAACTGCTGCAGATTATGATAATGTAACTGGATTAACAACTATTACAGTAGGTTCAAATCATAACTTTAATGTTGGAATGGGAGTTTCAATTGTTGGACTTGCATTTACTTGTTCCTCTGGACCAGGAATTGTAACTTATCCATCAGGAAATAAAGGATATGTTTTTGAAGTTGCTGGTGTTCCTTCATCAACTTCTTTTGAAGTCTACGTTGGTGTTTCTACCTTACAACACACATATCAATCTGGTGGAACAGTTAATATAAATGTATCAAGACCTTTTGATGGCCAAGTAATTTATTTTGATACTCTTTATTATACCGTTGGAAGTGTAACTGTAAGTTCTGGAGGAACAGGATATACGACAAATGCAGATGTAACAATTGGAAATCCTTCAACTCCTTGGGGTATTCCTGCAACTGCTGTAGCGGAAGTCAAGAATGGATCAATTGTAAACATTGAAATGATTTCAAATGGAAGAGGATATACTTCTATACCAACAGTTACATTTAGTACTCCTGATGTGGGAATAAATACAGCAATAGGGACTGCAAATTTTGTTCCAACTTATTATGTAATTTCAAGTTCTACTCCTGTTTCTGCAGGAATTTGCACTATTACAATTACAGATAATGTACCTTATGCAGTGGGAGTGGGTACTACGGTTCCTTTCTTTAAGCAAAGTCGTGTATTAGCATCTGGTCATTCTCTTGAATATATTGGTTCTGGAATTAATATTGCAACTGCTCTTCCTCAAAATGGGGGTGTTCCTATTCAAGCAAATGAAACTGATTCAAGAAATGGTGGATTGGTTGTTTATACAAGCACGGATCATTCTGGAAACTTTAGAATTGGTGATGGTGTTGTGATTAACCAGCAAACTGGAACGATTAGTGGAAGATTTTATTCTAAGAGTTTATTCTCAACAATGACACCATTTATTCTTGCATTAGGAGGAGATTAAAAAAATGGCATTAGCACTTAATGTATTCCAAACAGTTACAGCGGTAGTACCAGCATCACCAACGGTTGTTTATACCGCACCTGTTGGATATACAGGTGTCGTTCTTCTAGCACAAGTTGCAAATATTGGTGCAAATTCGCAAGATGTTTCATTAGTTCATCGTAGAAGTTCAACTGATACTGAAATGCTTAAGAATTTTCCAATTTCCGCGAGTGACACTGCAAATCTTCTTGCGGGAAAATTGGTATTAGAGAGTGGAGATAGATTAGTATTATCAGGCAGTAATGCCACTGATTTGAAATTTATTGCAAGTATTTTAGAAACACTTAACTAATATAACGTCAAATGGCAAAGTATCTCAGTAACCGCCAGAAAAATCTAAAAGTTGGTATTAGTTCTTATACTGAAAGTCAAACAGTATTAGAGGTTACTGGGAAAGTTGGTATTGGGACCACAAATGCAACACAAGAATTGGATGTTGCTGGAGACACAAGACTTCGTGGTGGATTGTATGATACTTACAATCAAGTAGGTGCTGGTGGATCTATTCTTGTTTCTACTGGTGCTGGAGTAAGTTGGACGACTCCATTTGCTGCTGGACTTCAGGGACTCCAGGGAACTCAAGGTACTCAAGGATTACAGGGCACTCAAGGTGTCCAAGGTGTCCAGGGTCTTCAAGGACTTCAAGGAACCCAAGGTGTCCAGGGTCTTCAAGGACTTCAAGGAACCCAAGGTAATCAAGGACTTCAAGGAACCCAAGGTGTCCAGGGTCTTCAAGGACTTCAAGGAACCCAAGGTAATCAAGGACTTCAAGGAACCCAGGGTCGTCAAGGAACTCAAGGTGTCCAGGGTCTTCAAGGACTTCAAGGAACCCAAGGTAATCAAGGACTTCAAGGAACCCAAGGTAATCAAGGACTTCAAGGAACCCAAGGTAATCAAGGACTTCAAGGAACTCAAGGTGTCCAAGGTGTCCAGGGTCTTCAAGGACTTCAAGGAACCCAAGGCAATCAAGGACTTCAAGGAACCCAAGGTGTCCAGGGTCTTCAAGGAACCCAAGGTGTCCAGGGTCTTCAAGGACTTCAAGGAACCCAAGGCAATCAAGGACTTCAAGGAACCCAAGGTAATCAAGGAACTCAAGGTGTCCAGGGTCTTCAAGGACTTCAAGGAACCCAAGGTGTCCAGGGTCTTCAAGGACTTCAAGGAACCCAAGGTAATCAAGGACTTCAAGGACTTCAAGGAACCCAAGGTAATCAAGGACTTCAAGGAACCCAGGGTCGTCAAGGAACTCAAGGTGTCCAGGGTCTTCAAGGACTTCAAGGAACCCAAGGTAATCAAGGACTTCAAGGAACCCAAGGTAATCAAGGACTTCAAGGAACCCAAGGTAATCAAGGAACTCAAGGTGTCCAGGGTCTTCAAGGACTTCAAGGAACCCAAGGCAATCAAGGACTTCAAGGAACCCAAGGTAATCAAGGACTTCAAGGAACCCAAGGTAATCAAGGAACTCTAGGTGTCCAGGGTCTTCAAGGACTTCAAGGAACCCAAGGCAATCAAGGACTTCAAGGAACCCAAGGTAATCAAGGAACTCAAGGTGTCCAGGGTCTTCAAGGACTTCAAGGAACCCAAGGCAATCAAGGACTTCAAGGAACCCAAGGTAATCAAGGACTTCAAGGTACTCAAGGACTTCAAGGACTTCAAGGTTCTCCGGGTCCAGTGGGAGGTTCTGCTAATCAAGTTCTTTATAAAGATGGAACAAATACTGCAACTGGTTCTGGAAACTTAACCTTTGACGGATCCAACCTTTATGTTGGCGGAAATGTAACTATTGGTGGTACTTCAGTTCTTATTGCTGCATCAACATTAACTGTTAGAGATAAGGATATTATTGTTGGCCTTGCAACAACTGCAGGTGGTGTTGTTATTTCTAACGATACAACAGCAAATCACGGTGGTATTGCAGTTGCTTCAACAGAAGGAAGTCCATTATTTGATATTAATGCTGGTGTTGGCACTGATGATATTCCATCCACATATAAGCAAATAATGTGGGTCAAGTCCGGTACTTTTACTGGACTGAATACCGACGCTTGGTTATTTAATTATGGAGTAGGTATTGGAACTGATCAAGTTCCTTTTGGTGTTAGACTTGCTGCTGGTGGAATGCAAGTCACTGATACAACTATCAGTTCTCCGCAGATTAATATTTCTGGTATTGCAACGATTAATAAAATTGATGTTAATCAAATATCACCAGATGGAACAAATTATGGAGGAACAAATCAAGTTCCTGTTGCTGATGGTGCTGGCAATTGGAGTTGGCAACCAGTAAGTGCTGCTGGTGCTGCAACTTCTATTGCAATTCAAGATGAAGGAAGTTCAAAAGGAAATGCCACAATACTAAACTTTGTGGGGGCAGGAATTACTGCATCTGTTGCTGGAAACACTGCTACAATTACTTTAGACATTGCTTCTTTACAAGGTTCGCAAGGTATTCAAGGACTTCAGGGAACGCAAGGAGTTCAAGGTCTTTCTAATCAGGGTTCTCAAGGTCTTCAAGGATTACAAGGACTTCAGGGAACGCAAGGACTTCAGGGTCTTCAAGGTGTAGGTAATCAGGGTTCTCAAGGTCTTCAAGGATTACAAGGACTTCAGGGAAGACAAGGACTTCAAGGTCTTTCTAATCAGGGTTCTCAAGGTCTTCAAGGAAATCAGGGTCTTCAGGGAACGCAAGGACTTCAGGGTCTTCAAGGTGTAGGTAATCAAGGTTCCCAAGGACTTCAAGGTGTTCAAGGTCTAAGTAATCAAGGTACTCAAGGTACTCAAGGTCTTCAAGGTACTCAAGGTCTTCAAGGTACTCAAGGTCTTCAAGGTACTCAAGGATTACAAGGAACTCAAGGACTTCAGGGTACTCAAGGTCTTCAAGGTCAACAAGGACTTCAGGGTGTTCAGGGACTTCAAGGTCTTCAGGGTATTCAAGGTTCCAACAATGGTGGAGTTACTGTCGTTAATGATGTTTCTACAAACGCACTTCGTTATATCACATTTGAAGATGTAACTTCTGGAGTTTCCACAAACGTTGGAGTTTCTTCTACAAAACTCACATTCAACCCATCAACTGGAAATGTAGGTCTCGGAACCACAAATCCAGTAGCAACTCTCCAAGTCAAGGATGCACTTGCCTTTGAAACTACAAACACCACAACCACAACAACCTCACAAGTTGCAGTAGATACTTTTGCAACCGCAACCTTCCGTTCTGCTAAGTATCACGTTCAACTGACTTGCCCAGGACAGATAGCAACTCTTGGTGGTATTACAACTGGTGGTAGAGGTTATACTTCAGGAACATATAATGTAACCTTCACAACTTCTTCAGGTACTGGTTCTGCAGCACAAGGAACTCTTACAATTTCTAATGGAACTGTAGGACAATTAAGTATTATTTCTGGTGGTGCAAATTATACTACTGGTGATGTTCTTACAGCATCAGGTGGTTCAGGTCTTCAAGTTTCTGTTGGAACAACTGATGGAACTGGTGCAATTCTTACACTTGGTTCTATTACAAGTGCCGGTATTGGATATACTGCTGGTGTTGGAGTTGGAACAACATCTCTTACATTCTTGGGTGGAACTGGAACTTCTGCAACAGGTCTTGCAACTATCTTTGATGGAGTAATCACAAGTTCCACACTTCTTCAGCAACCAACCACAGGAACTGGTGGAACTGTTTATTATTCAGGTTCTAATTATTCTACTGCATCAGTTCTTTCCGTTAACAGAACCGATCTGGCAAATACAATTACAACAATAACTACAAGTGGAATTTCTACATTTACATCGATCACAACACACGGACTATTTGTAAACGATATTATAAGAACTACAGGAACCTCAAATGGATTAACTGCTGGTGTTGATTATTATGTTGTTGCAACTCCAACAACTACAACATTTACTCTTGGAACTTCACTTGGGGTTGAAGCAGCATTTACCGCAGGAACCTCACTTGCGATTGGTTTCTATCGCAATAGTGCGAATGCCGGTGGTCAAGTTGCATATACAAATGCAATCGCAGGAGTATCAACAAACTATCAGGTCAGTGACTTATTGGTTCTGCAGAATGGAACAAGTGCAGATTATATTGAGTATGCTGGAATTGCAAATAATGATATTCTTGGGATCTTTGCTGCTGACATTTCTGGATCAAACGCAAGATTGTTAATTACTCCAACTTATCCCAATAATACAATTAGAGTTGCAAGACAGGTAATGTTAGTATGAGTATTATAAGAGACGGAATACAAAGTGCTGATTTAAATGCGCCAGTAGCATCACCCACACTCAATCTGGACTTTGCAAACTCACAAGAATTAGACCCACGCATTACATTCACTCGGGGTTCGGTTGGAACTTTTGTGAATAAGAATGGATTGATTGAGACGGCACCAGCAAATCAACCAAGATTTGATTATGACCCAATTAGTGGTGAGTGTAGAGGACTTTTGATTGAAGAGCAGAGAACTAATTTAGTTACGAATAGTACAAGTGCAACTTTTAATGGACTCAATAATACTTCTACTACAACTGATGGAACATTAGCACCTGATGGAAGTCCTGCAAATGTTTATATTCCAAATTCAGTTTTTATAATTCATTCAACTTCTAATCTTTGTACTATAAATTTAGATACGATTGGAATTGCAACTGGTGCTACTTATGATGTTACTTTTTCGGGTTGGGTAAAAGATTATAATAATAGTGATTTGGGAGTTTATTTTGTAAATGGTGCTTATCTTACACCATTTACAAATGCTACATATCAAACTAGATTAGCAAAACCAAAAAGTGCATCTTGGACTTCTGGTTCTGTTGGTACTGGATGGACAAGAAATTATGAAAAGATAGTTCCTTATCCAAATGGCTGGTACAGATTTATTCAATCCAGTCGTTATACAAGACAATCAAATCAAAATTCATTATTATTTGCATTTCAAATTTTTAATAATCGCAATACACAAACTTATAGTGGTGATGGAACTTCTGGAATTTATATCTGGGGACCACAAGTAGAATCAGCAGTATCACCAGCACAGGCACCATTTGAAACTTCTTATATCCCAACATCAGGTTCCACTGTCACAAGAAGTCCAGATTTAGCACGACTTCAAGAACCTTATTTCTCTCCATTCTTTAATAAATTTGAGGGAAGTGTTGTTGCAAATTATAATGTTAATGCACCTGTAGATACTGGAAGTGTTTATGGTTTACAAAGAACTATGCACGTATTTTATCTTGGAGATAAGAATGATTCAACATATAATGGTTATGGAGTGAATGTTAATAGAGCAACTGCATTAGTTCATAGATTAACTGGTCAGGCATTTGTTCAAACTACTAATGCTTCAACTGGAAGTGTTTATGCATTAAATTCTCCAATTAATAATGGGAAATTTTGTTTTACATATGACCAAAATAAACTTAAAGTTTCTTGTGATGCTGTTAATAGCATAACATCATTAAATCGTTTGGGAACTTATAATCAACAACAATCTATTACCACACAAGTTTTTAATGAAATTACTATTGGTTGGGGTAATAATTCTGGGTTTGGTACTAGATACATTAATGGAACCATCAAATCACTTCAATATTATCCAAAAGCATTAAACGATGCAGAGATGTTATATCTAACGAGGTAATATGGCTAAAATACTCATAGGTCGTAGTGATGTTGATTTAGATTATCCAGTATGTCGTCCAAGTTTAGATTTGGATTTCACGCAAGAAGAGTTAGACCCTCGCATTACATTCACCAGAGGAAGTATTGGAACTCGGGTCAATCGTAATCGTTTGATTGAAACTGTTGCTGCAAACCAACCAAGATTTGATTATGACCCTGTGACTGGTGAGTGTAAGGGTTTATTGATTGAGGAGAGTAGGCAGAACTTATTGACTTATAGTAATGACTTTACAAATGCTGTTTGGACTCCTTTTCCAAATACAATTCCATCTGCAAATCAAACTGGATTAGATGGTACTACAAGTGCATTTACATATACTGCATTATCTACTACTCCAAATTATGTGTATCAAAACTTTACTTGTTCCGCATCAACAACTTATACATTTTCTTTTTATGTAAAGTTAGGAACTCTCCGAGCATCTTCATATAAAATTGCAGTTTATAATAATACAGGAGCAGCATTTATTGCTGCTGATGTTGTACCAACACAAACTTTAAGTTCAGAATCTTGGACAAGAGTTTCATATACTTTTACAACTCCTGCTGGTTGTACTTCTGCAAGAGTTTATCCTTACAGAAATACTAATACGTCACAAAATAATGGAACTATTTTTCTATGGGGAGCACAATTAGAAGCAGGAGCATTTCCAACATCTTATATACCTACTACAACAGCAACAGTCACAAGAACTGCAGAAATTGCTGAAATGACTGGAACTAACTTCTCAAGTTGGTATAATCAAACAGAAGGAACATTTTTCTTTGATGGAACTTTACCTTTTATTACTACTGATACAAGAACCAGAGTTCCTTATGGAGTTTCTAATGGATTGAATTTTCCAAATTCTATGTATGTTTCAAAGGGTTCTACAAGTTTAGGAGTATCATTTAGTGTAATTAATAATAATGTTTCTCAACACTCTGGAACTACTGGAGGAACTATGACTTCCAATAGATTTAAAATTGCATCGGCAGTAGCACCCAGAAGTATTCGTACTTCTTTCTCTGGTGATATTGTTAATCCTTCAAGACCTTCTGCAGCAATACCAACTGTTGATAGATTGAGTTTAGGAAAAGAACCTTGGAATGCATCACCATCAAATCCAATAATTGGTTGTATTAGAAGATTTACATATTACCCAAGAGCACTCAAACCAAATCAACTTCAATATCTAACGCAGTAAGATGCCAATACTTTCACAACAAAAACAATCACAAGCACCAGATTTTCCAAATGTTCGTCCTTCTTTGGATTTGAGATTTGCTCTTGCGAAAAAGTTAGACCCACGCATTACATTTACTCGGGGAAGTACTGGAACTTATTTTGGCCCTGATGGTTTTATGAGAACTGCTGGTGTGAATGAACCAAGATTTGACCACGACCCAGTTACAGGACAAAGTTTGGGATTGTTGATTGAGGAGAGTAGAACTAATCTTTATACAAGAAGTGATATTGAAGGAACTGTTGGAAGCACACCAACATCTATGAGTTTTGCTGGTGGTGCTCCTGTTAGACAAACTGTAGTTGTTTCTACTGATGTTTCACTTGGACCAAACGGACAATCCGCAAAACATATAAGAGGAACTTCAGCAGATAATAATGTTGGATTTTTTAGTTATGGTTCTCATACACTTAATTCTACTTATGTTGCCAGCATTTATGTTTATATTCCATCTTCACAGGCACAAAATTTTTCTGGTAAATATATTAGATTTCAAGTGGAAGCAGTTGGTGCGAGTGGAGTTGTTAGTGTTGATGTAAATATAGTTGATAGATGGCAAAGAGTTTCAGTAACTTATACTCCAACATCTGCGACTAGTGTTCCTATAGTAGCAAGAACCAACGCAGTTGCTGGAAGTTTCTTTTATACTGATTGCTGGCAGTTAGAACTTGGAGCATCTCCAACATCTTATATGCCTGCTTCTGGCGGTTCTCAATTCACAAGAAATCCAGATAATGCTGATATGACTGGAAGTAATTTCTCAAGTTGGTATAATCAAGGTGAGGGAAGTATTATTTCAAATTGTAATGCTCCTTATGCTGTTCCAAGTAGCAATTTTCCTTGTGTAGCAGGAATTAGTAATGGAATTTCTGGAGCAGGAAGAAATGCTATAAATGTTGGATACTTAACTGAAGGATTATTCAGTTTAGAAACATATAGTAATAATACAAGAATAGTTGCTTTGTATCCAGGAAGTTCAAATATTAGAAGAAGAATTTCGGGAGTAAGTTACAATCAAACTACCGATGTTTATTACATTTTTACAAATAATAAAACTTCTGGTTCAGCAATTCATAGAAGTGATAAACAAAATATTGATTTTGGAACTGATATGAATACTTTAAATATTGGTAGAGTGCTTGGTGGTAGTTATCTCAACGGAACCATAAGTCGTCTCACCTATTACCCAATCCAACTCACCAATCAACAACTCATAAATCTCACCTCATAAATACATATAAAACTCATTATGATAGATTATTACCTTAAATTTTCTACCGAACAAGAATCATTCCAAGCATTTCAAGAGGCAGGTTATACCTCTCAAGATGAAGAAGGAAGAGAGTTTGTAATCTCTGCAACTCACGATTATTGTGTTGATTTAGTTGGAACGATTACAGAGGGTGGAAAGTGGGAATATCAGGGTGAAGAATTTGTAATGACTGAAGAACCAGTTACTCTTTCTGGTTATCACGTTAATGTAAGAATTTTAAGAGGTGATATTGCTGAATCTTTGAGACCTTTTGTGATTAATACTCCTCAGACACCTTATAGAATATTCGGATAATTTATAGATGAGAAAAGAAGAAGAATTGGAACTGCTTAAAAAACATCTTTTTAATATTTGTGGTCTTCATAATGAAAAAAATTCTGATTTAAACAGAGCAATAGCAGATGCAAAATCTCTGTTGATGGAATTATATCCAGAACCAGTTACAGAATGGTCTCAAGAAATTGAATGGAGAGTTTGTCCAGATTTTCCTGATTATGAAGTTTCAAACTATGGTGATGTAAGAAGATGCAAAGTTTGCACAAGAAATAGACAGTCATTCAAAGGAAAAATTTTAAAACCAAAAATAGATAAAAGAGGATATTATCAATATACATTATCAAAAGATAAAAAATTTCATTACTTAACTGGACATAAATTGGTAGCAATTACATATATTGGAATGCCTTTAAATAAAAGTTTTGTAATTGCACATTTGGATGGAAGTAAATCTAATAATTTTGTTGCAAATTTAAAATGGGTTAGCAATTCTGAAAATCAATTACACAGAAGAGTTCACGAAGATTTTGTTCCATTTAAGGGACATAATTCTTTGAGTGTTGAAGAAGTTAAAGATATTAGAAAAAGATTTATGGGAGGTGAATTGCAATCAAATTTAGCATCCAAATATGAGGTTTCTTACGGAGTAATAAATAAGATTGTTAATAATGTAACATATATAAGGAGCATTTACTGTGTCTAATCTCATAGGATCTGGAATTGGGCAAATTCCGACAAATGGGATGTTGGGGAACCTTGCGTTCCAGGATAAGGCATATGTAAATGTAGATAAGGTTGGTATTGGAACCACATTTGTTGATAGTGGAACAGCAGGGCAGATATTACAGGTTTATGGTGGCGGTGCTTATGTAAGTGGTTCTGTAGGTATTGGAACCACAAATCCATTAGACCCTTTAGATGTTGTTGGAGTTATAAGACCTCGTTTAGGTATTCGTGATTCTTATGGAAACGTAGGTGCTGCTGGGTCAGTATTAGTTTCTACTGGTGCTGGAGTTAGTTGGACAGCTTCTTTTGCTGCTGGATTGCAAGGAAATCAAGGCGTTCAAGGACTTCAAGGTTCTGGATCACAAGGTTCACAAGGACTTCAGGGTACTCAAGGAAGACAAGGTGTTCAAGGTCTTCAAGGAGATCAAGGTATTCAAGGTATTCAAGGTATTCAAGGAACACAAGGTATTCAAGGATCTCAGGGACTTCAAGGTCTCCAAGGTGGTGGAGGGCAAGGTGCTCAAGGACTTCAAGGACTTCAAGGTTCTGGATCACAAGGTTCACAAGGACTTCAAGGACTTCAAGGTGTTCAGGGTCTTTCTAATCAAGGATCTCAAGGTCTTCAAGGTGGTGGAGGACAAGGATCTCAAGGTCTTCAGGGTTCTCAAGGTCTTTCTAATCAAGGTTCTCAAGGTTCACAAGGACTTCAGGGTACTCAAGGAAGACAAGGTATTCAAGGTCTTCAAGGAGATCAAGGTATTCAAGGATCCCAAGGAGCACAAGGTACTCAAGGAAGACAAGGTTCTCAAGGTCTTCAAGGAGATCAAGGTATTCAGGGTGCTCAAGGAAGACAAGGTACTCAAGGTCTTCAAGGAGATCAAGGACTTCAGGGTACTCAAGGAAGACAAGGACTTCAAGGACTTCAAGGTATTCAAGGTCTTTCTAATCAAGGATCTCAAGGTCTTCAGGGTTCTCAAGGTCTCCAAGGTTCTGGATCACAAGGTTCACAAGGACTTCAGGGTACTCAAGGAAGACAAGGTATTCAAGGTCTTCAAGGAGATCAAGGTATTCAGGGTGCTCAAGGAAGACAAGGTTCTCAAGGTCTTCAGGGACTCCAAGGAACACAAGGTATTTCAATTCAAGGTCTTCAAGGATCTGCTGGTAGTGGAGGAGTTTCTGCTTGGTCCAGAAAAACTGCAATTTACACTGCAGTCACTGGAGATAGACTTATTGCAGATACTTCTGGAGGTGCATTTACAATCACACTTCCAGCAACACCAACAACTGGAAATAGTGTAATTTTTGCTGATGGCGCTGATTGGTTCACTACTAATCTAACAGTTGCAAGAAATGGATCTACAATTGAAGGAGTTGCTGATGATTTCGTATTAGATATTAAAGGAATTACTGTTGAATTTGTTTATGACGGAACGACTTGGGAAGTATTTGCATCAACAGGACCAGCAGGACCTAATGATGTAATCCTTGCTCAAAATGATACTTCAACCACAACATTATATCCTGTGATGGTTTCTAGTGCTGGTGTTAATGCTACACCAAAAGTTACGACAACCACAAATTACTTATCATTTAATGCAGCAACAGGTCAAATTACTGCTATTGATTTTAACTCTGCATCAGATCAATCAATCAAAACAAATGTATCAAAACTAAATAACAGTATAGAAATTTTAAAAACTCTTTCTCCAGTCTCATTTAATTGGACTAATTCTAATGAAAAGAGTTATGGTTTAATCGCTCAAGAAGTTGAAAAGATTTTACCAGAACTTGTTTCTGAAACAAATGATATTAAGTCTGTTCGTTACATACCATTAATTGCGATGTTGATTGATGCTGTAGTTGATTTAGAAAAAAGAATTACTAACGAATAAACAATATGCCCACTAATCTTTCTACATTTTTAGGTTCAACATTCATAGGTACTCAAGGAGCCCAAGGTCTTCAAGGATTACAGGGAAGGCAAGGACTTCAAGGTCTTTCTAATCAAGGTTCTCAAGGACTTCAAGGTCTTTCTAATCAAGGTGTCCAAGGAACTCAAGGACTTCAAGGTCTTTCTAATCAAGGTACTCAAGGACTTCAGGGTCTTTCTAATCAAGGTTCTCAAGGACTTCAAGGTCTTTCTAATCAAGGTTCTCAAGGACTTCAAGGTCTTTCTAATCAAGGTTCTCAAGGACTTCAAGGTCTTTCTAATCAAGGTGTCCAAGGAACTCAAGGACTTCAAGGTCTTTCTAATCAAGGTACTCAAGGACTTGTTGGACCTATCGGCATAAATTATTGGGAAAAAACTGCTGCAGGTATTCACACTCTCTCAAAAGTTGGTATAGGAACCACAAATCCAACGGCACTGATTACAGTTAAATCTCAAAGTGTTAATGATTTTGTTGGTTTGTTCTCAGGAACTACTAATACTGATTTGGTAAGAATTACTCAAGACGGAACTGGAAATGCTCTAAGAGTTGATGACCAAGCAGGAGGAACAACTCCATTTATTGTTGATAATCTTGGTAAAGTTGGTATCAATACACTAACCGCAACATCAAATCTTACAGTTTTTGGTAATAGTTTAGTAACTGGAATATCAACATCTCAGCACTTGGATGGAACAGCAATTACAACCTTATCTGGTTCGGTGCTTGCATATTCTTATAGAATGACTATGCCCTAATATATAACATATATAAAATAAAAAAGAAGGACTTAATAAATGGCAATTACTACACTAAACACGGCACCAATTTTTACAGGAGTTCCTGAAATTAATTTAGTTCAAATTCCACAAGCTTCTACCAATGTTCATTCTTCAGGTGGTACTGCTCAAATTGGAACTAACATCTATGTTGCATTTACTTCAGGAGCAAATGGTTCTTATGTGCAAAAAATGAGATTTCAATATACTTCAACAACTAACACAGTTAGCGCAGCACTAACAGTTTTTAAAGTTTATTTCTCAACAGTAAATACAGGAATTCCATCAATTACACAAGCATCATTAATTGCTGATATTCAGTCACCAGCACAAACAATTTCTGCTGTTACAACTTCTGCATATCCAATTGAAGTTCCATTAAACTTTGCTATGCCTGCAAACACTTATCTTCTTGTAGGACAAACAGCTGCTGCAACTGCAAACGGTGCTTGGAATGTAACAACATTTGGTGGAGATTATTGAGTTATGCTTGACCTTCTACATCTTCCTAAACCAGTATCAGGAAATGTCGATTATTTTACCGGCAAGTCCAATATTATAGGACAAGTATGGGAAACTTGGGAAAAACCTAGAGGAATTACGATGGTGAGAATTACCGCTATTGGAGGCGGAAGTGGCGGGGCAAGTGGATTTCCCGCAACAGGCAATCGTGGTGGTGGAGGTGGAGGAGGTTCTGGTGGAGTCACTCTTGTAACTATTCCTGCTATTTTTTTACCTGATGTTTTATATGTTTCTGCTGGAAGAGGTGGAACAGGTGGTGCATCTTCTACTACTGTTGGTAACGCTGGTGGTTTAGGAATTGGTTCTTATGTTTCTGTAGTTCCTTATCTTACAACATTAGTACAGGGTTATACTGTTTGTCATGCACTTGCGAGTGGAACTGCTGCTACTGCTCCTACTGCTGCTGCTGTGGGTGGTGCTGGTGCTGCTGCTGCTGCTGCGACTCAGGCAAACACTCTAATTGGTGGATATGGAAATTTTGTTGCTCTTGCTGGTGGTGCTGGTGCTGTTGGTGGTGCTGTTGCCGGCGCTGCTGGTGCTAATGCCTCTTTTCCAACAACAGGTGCCTTACTTTCTGGTGGTGCCGGTGGTGGCGGTGGATCTAACTTTGCTGGAGGTGCCGTAACCACTCTAGGAGCACAATTATTTGCAACCATACCAGGTGGAGTTGCTGGTAGTGGTGCTGGAAGTTCTATACAACTTCAGCAACCTTTTATTTCTAGTGGTGGTTCTGGTGGTGGTTCCGCTAACGGTACTGCTAACCAGGGTGGTGCTGGTGGAAATGGCGGATTTGGTTGTGGTGGTGGCGGCGGCGGTGGTGGTGGAACCACTGGTGGCGGTGGCCCTGGTGGTGATGGTGGTCCAGGTCTAGTAATAATCAATTATTGGTAAAGAATTATGCCTATAAGTACAGATATTTCATACGGTCAATTTTATATGAAAGATAATTCGGAAGTAACTTCATTTACTTCTGTTGATTCTTGGACAAAGATTGCGGGAATCACAACAACTGACGGATCAATTAATTCCAAATTTACTGCAACTGATAATAGATTAACTTATAATGGTATAGATGATAAAGTATTTTTATCTCAGGCAACAATTACTTTTACTCAAGAAAGACCTCCTTCCGGACCATTTATTGATTATGATGTGGAGGTTGGAATCTATGATTATGATACAACTTCTGGAATAGGTACAGTTCTTAAATCTTCTTCCACTTTGGTTAATAATACCACTTATGGAAAATTTTATACTGTCTATCTGACCGATATTCATGCTCATAAACAAAATGATTATGTTGAACTTTATATTTGTAATAAAGGAACTGATTCTGGCATTATAGTTACTGGTATGAGTTTATTACTTACTCCAATCTCATAAGTAAAATAAATACTAAAAAAGAACATATAATGAACCGATATTCTAAAATTTTACATCATATCAGTCCTACAAAAAAGGTAGAAACTTCTACAAGTTCTTCGGGTAAAAAGAGAACTTTTGAGGAGTACGAAGCAGAGCAGAAAAAAACAGAGGTAGATATATTACAAGAAAAAACTCAAGAACTTCAAAAAAATGTTGAGTTCTTGGAGAAATATATTATTGACCATCACGATGATGTTTATGAACTTCGTCAGCAACTCAAGAATACTCCTATTCCACAACCAAGAAAGCAACTGAATGAAGGTTTATTGAATGAACCTCCTAATATAAAGAATAGTGACCCTCTTACACCATTAGACCAAAAGTATGTAACTATTCAACAATTAAGTGACCACTATCGCCTCTTCACGAATCGCATTCTGGAACAGATGGCGACGATTGGTGGTGGCGGTGAAACGCAGTTTAAGTATCTTGATGATATTAGAAACTTCATTTTTGTTGGAACTAAAAATGATTTACCACCAACAGTAAATGGTATAATCACTCTCAAAGATAATTACACATATTTCTTCACCACAACTGTAGATTTAGAAGGAGACCGTTTAGTTGCTGGACAAAACACGACAATTCTTGGTGGTTCATCAGAAAACTGTCGTATTAAATCAACAGGTATTAGCACTACAACCGCACTCTTAAGTAGTAATTATTCTCTTCCCTTAAGAAATATTACACTTGAAGCACCTTATGCAATCAATCTTGATGCAACTGGATATGGTACACAAGCACTTGATTGGTTTGGAGTAAACTTTACTGACTGTGCAAAGGTTGGAATCATTTCAAGTTATAATAACTTTATTATGCTTGATGGTGCTTTCCTGAACTCTCAAGATTTAACTTTTGATGGAACTACTGGAACAGTAGGATTTAATCAGTGTTTATTTACTGGACAATTTCCTCCAGGCAATCCTTCTGCAAAATCTATTCTTAATTTCCCAAGTACTTTTATTTGTACAAGAAGAATTCGTGTTACAGTTTGTTCATTCGTTGTTCCTCCTGGATATACTGGAATTACAGTTCAAAACGGAGTTACTTTCCAAACTCCCCAAGGTGTTTATAATCCAGAAAGTTTTATTCTACAAACTTGCAATTTCTCTGGTCCAGGAACGAAACTTGGAATCAGTACTCATACTGATATTAATGGCAATGATAGTTTTTATGAAGGAAATCGTGGTATCAGCAATACATTTCCTTCTGGACAATTTTATATGTCCAATAATTCTACAGTAACATCTGTTGGTGTTGGTTCCACGGATGTTTGGACAAAAATTGCTGGAATTACAACAACAGATGGTTCAATTAATTCCAAATTTACCGCAACTGATAATAGAGTAACTTATAATGTTGCAATTGATAGAAAGTTCTTATCTCAAGCATCGGTTACTTTCACTCAAGATACTCCTGCTTCTGGACCGTTTGTAGATTTTGATGTGGAAGTGGGAATTCTTGACTATGATGCATCTGCAGGAATAGGTACAATTCTTAAGTCTTCTACTACTTTAGTCAAAAATACTACATATGGACAGTACTACACTGTTCATCTAACAGATATTCACGATCACGAACAAAATGATTATGTTGAACTTTATATTCGTAATAAAGGAACTGATACTGGTATTTTAGTTACTGATATGAATTTACTTGTAACTTCTATATGATTTACGACGGATAAATACTCTCAAGAACACATAATGTCTTTATGAACTTTGTTAAACTTGCATTGGAGAATGGTGGAAGTATTCACCCACTTATTATTCCTTCATTAGAACTAAAAGGTCCAGCAATTACAAATCCTTCCATTTACAACGATAATGGAAAAATTCTTGTAAATCTAAGGAATATTAACTATACTTTATATCATTCAGAGAAGAAAAAGTTTGAGCATCATTGGGGACCTTTAGTTTACATTCATCCAGAAAATGATCTCCGGCTTCGCACTTGGAATTATATGTGCGAAATGGATGAAAATATGCACATTAAAAAATATAATCGCGTTGATACCTCAGATTTTCCAGATAAAGAACTCTGGGAGTTTGTTGGACTAGAGGATGCTCGTATTGTTCGTTGGGATGGAAAACTTTATATTTGTGGAGTTAGAAGAGACCTTGATACGATTGGTACTGGTCGTATGGAACTCTCTGAAATTGAAATTACTGAAAATGGCGTAAAAGAACTTAAGCAATATCGTATTCCAACTCCAGGAGATAACAGTTCTTATTGCGAAAAGAATTGGATGCCCATTCTTGATATGCCTTTCCATTTTGTTAAGTGGACAAATGGAACTGAAGTCGTAAAATACGATATTGAAACTGGAACAACAACTCAAGTTGCTCTTACTGAATGGAAAGATTTGGGTTGTATTGATCTTCGCGGAGGATCTCAAGTCATTCCATTTGAGGAATATCGTTTCTGTCTTAATCACGAAACGTATTTAACCAAGAGTGAAGCAGGAAGAAAAGACGGAACTTATCGCCATCGTTTTATTGTTTGGGATAAGAACTGGGATATTGTAAAAGTTTCCAGGCAGTTCTCATTTATGGAAGCAGAGATTGAGTTTGCTGTTGGAATGTGCGAGTATGGTGATGATTATCTTATGACTTTTGGTTTTCAAGATAATGCAGCATACCTTTTAAGAGTGTCTCAAAAGTTCGTGAAGGAGTTTATTTTTGAATGATTATACAAATTCAAGACATAATTCAAAAATACAATATGAACATTACAGGAGTAATTCATATTGGAGCACACTATGGAGAAGAAGTTCCTAATTACATTCAAAGTGGAATAAAGGATATTATTTTATTTGAACCTCTAAGAGAAAATTTTGAAATCCTAAAAAGAAATATATCTCACTTTACATATGCGAACATCAGAAAAAATCAAGTTGCATTAGGAAATTCTAATAAAACTATTTCAATGAACCTTTCCAGTAATGGTTTAGAAAGTAGTTCAATTCTAAAACCAAAACTTCATTTGGAATTATATCCAGACATTACTTTTGATAGAACTGAAGAAATTGAAATGCAAAAACTTGATGATTATAATTGTAAAAAATGCAATTTTATCAATATAGATGTCCAAGGTTATGAACTTGAAGTACTAAAAGGTGCAGAAGAAACTCTTCAACATATTGATTATATTTACTGCGAAGTGAATGAAAGTGAAATTTATGAAGGTAATGCTTTTATTCATCAAATAGATGATTATCTAACCAAGTATAATATGAAAAGAGTTGAAACTTCTTGGTGGTATGACGCTGGTTGGGGAGATGCTCTTTATATCAAAATGAAATGAAAATCGCAGTATGTATCTCTGGAGGGGTTAGATATCCTCATCTTGGATTGCAAAGTATTCAAAAAATTATTCCAAATGAATATGTAAAAGTTTTTATTCATACTTGGGAAATAAAGAATAGAAATTCTTTCATTCAAACTCTTTCTGGATTGCAGTATAAAGAGAAGGATAAAATTGTTGAGACTGATCTTTCTCTTCTACAGAATTATAATTTTGAAAAGATTTTTATTGAAAACTATGAAGATAAAGAAGAACAATTCAAACAACTTTTCTCAGAACTAAATTTCGTTCCTTGGGATGAGGCAATAGATGAACCAAGATTTGATGTTGGTCCTATCAGTATGCACTATTCAATATTTAAAGCAAATGAGTTGAAAAGTGAATATGAAAAAGTAAACAATATTACCTTTGATTGGGTTATTCGTATGAGAACTGATAGTGATTTTAAATACGAAACACTTAATATGAATTCTTTAATTGAAGATTTGAATATACCATCAGGTGAAGATTGGGCAGAAAATGCGATCAATGATCAATTTTCTATAGGAAGATCAAATGTTATGGATCTTTATTCAAATCTTTATAATAATTTGCATAAAACTCAGACAACAAAGTATTATCCCGAAAATTTATTATTTACACATTTGAATAATTTTGGATTGACTCCAAATAGAATTGATTTTCCAGTAAGAATTAATAATGGAATAGATTTTAGAAAAGTTTGGTATCCTCATTTGGTTGAATAAAGTGATTTCATTTAATAATCTTGGACATATGGGACGTTTAGGAAATCAGATGTTTCAATATGCATCTCTACGTGGAATAGCATCCCATAATGGATATTCATACTCAATTCCTAAAGACACTTCTCTAACAGAATGTTTCAAAATATCGGAAACTTTACATAATCAAAATTATGAGAGTATAAGTGTAGATAGATTTGAGTTTGATAAAAATTTTTTTGATACTTGCCCAGATAATGTAGATTTATTAGGATATTTTCAAAGCGAAAAATATTTCAAACATATAGAAGATAAAATTAGACAAGATTTTACTTTTCATGATAAAATAGATAGAATGTGTTCTCATTACAGAAAGTATATCTTTCCAAATACTGAACTCATATCTCTTCACATAAGAAGAACTGATTACATTACTGATGCAAACTTTGAATGCCTTTCTTTGGAATACTATAATAATGCTTTAGAGTTATTGCCAAATCTTCCTGTAATGATATTCAGCGATGATCCAAATTGGTGTAAGGATCAATTCAATCATGAAAGATTTAAAATTTCATTATCAAATGATCCTTATATTGATCTCTGCTTAATGTCTATGTGTGATTATCATATCATCGCAAACAGTTCTTTCAGTTGGTGGGGTTCTTGGTTAGCAAAAAGTAAGAAAACAATTGCTCCTAGAAAATGGTTTTGTGGAGAGTTTTCAAATTGGAACACTCAAGACTTATATCTTTCTGATTGGTCTATTCTTTAATATATACAACATTACTTTTAATTTAATATGGATTTTACAACTGACTTACATAATAAAGCAATTGTTGATACTGGGTATGTATATTGGGGAAGAGAAAATCATTCCTATGTATATACTGGATATGTTGATAAGTTTATGGAAAAAATTCACGGTCTTGGTTGGGGACCAAAAGTTTATCTTGATATTGGATCTAGGGATTTGATGCAAACTATTGAAGTTGCTCAATATCATCCGGGAACTAGATTTATTGCGTTTGAACCTGTTCCTTGGCAATATCAAGTTTGTTATGAAAGAAGTTTAGAATGGGATAATGTTGAGGTTTATAATTATGCCATTTCGGATGAAGAAGGATATGCAGATTTTTGGGAAATGGATACAAATACTGGAGGATCATCTCTTTTAGAACCCATTGATGTTCCTGGAAGTAACAATGTAAGTAAGAAAATTACCGTTGAATGTAAAAGACTTGATAATTTTTTAAAATCTTTGGGTATAGAATCTGTTGATTGTTTATGGATGGACACTCAAGGAACAGAGTTAAAAGTATTAAAAAGTTTGGGAAATTATATAGACAATGTTTTGTTTGTGCATACTGAAGCTGCCCCAAAACCTTACTATAAGGGACATATTCTAAAAGATGAACTAGAAGAATTTCTTCTCAAAAAAGGATTTGACCTAGAATTCCATACAAATGGACCTCATCCATATGATGAAGGTGATATAATTGCATCAAAACCAAAACTTGTTGAATTTTTATTAAAAAAACAATCATGAAAGTCTTATACGTTTATAATTTTGCTTATGCAGACTATCAAAGCGATAGCATTTATCATGGTCTGATTGATAGTGGAGTTGAGGTTTATGAGACTGCATATCCAGCATATATGCTACAAGGATATGAAAACGCCCATTATCTTCACGGAAAAGGATTTACAATTCATGGAAAGTTAAATCATACTCCGAGAGTTGATGAACCAGAAGTCATCAAAGAAAAAATTAAAAATAGATTTTATGATCTGGTAATTTATGGATGTGTTTATACACACTTTATGCTTCCTCAAAGACAATCTTTGGATTATTTGCAGGAAGTAATTCAATCTTATTCTAAAGATAAAGTTCACTTTGTAGATGGTTGTGATGACATTCCAAACTTTGCATATGGTTTAGGATTGCATAAGTACGGAACAGTTTGGAAAACAAATGGCGCCGATGATAAGCACGGCAAGTCTATTTCATTTGCAATTCCAGAAAGTCAGTTGCTTGAATATAAACCACAAAAGGAAAAGTTCTTTGCTGACATTATTCCCGGGGTACAAGAAACTTACCGTTTTACTGATGAAAATGAATATTATCACGACTATGCGATTTCTTATTATGGTAAGACTTGGAGAAAGGGTCAGTGGAATTGTATGAGGCATCTTGAAATTCTTGCAAACCGATGTATTCCTTATTTCCCTGGATTAGAAAATTGTCCGGAATGGATTATGAAGAATTTTCCAAAAGAAATTATTTTGGAAACAAACAAGTATGCCGAACAAGGTAAAATTCATCCACAATATGAAGAACTAAATGAGATTCTCTTTGAGTATACTAAGCAAAATCTAACAACGAAAAAACTTGCTGAAAGATTTTTAAATTCTTCAAAAGAAATAAATGAATATTCGCTACCCAGTATACAAAATATTTCTCCCTTAAATCCATATATTTCTAAAAAAGGTAATTCTAATCACCAATATGCAGAAATAATTGAAAGAGCATTTCAAAAGGCTTGCTTGGATAAGCAAGATGTTCCTGACTGGATTTTATATTATGGTGGAGCATCCGGAACTAGATATCGTATTATGATAAACGATATAATTAAAAATATTCCAGATGCCAGATATCTTGAGATTGGAATGTGGACTGGTTCTACTTTATTTGCTGCTCTATCAAATAATAAAGTTAAGGCAACTGGAATTGATAATTGGACGCAGGGTTTTTATGGTGATGTAAAAAATCAATTCTATCAGTTTCTTCAGGGTTGTATTACCTATGATAATTCAATTGCTCTTTACGAAACCGAATTCCAGAAGATTGATTATACCCAAATAGGAAAGCATAATGTTTTTCTTTATGATGGACCCCATGACGAACAAGAACAATATGACGGTGTTAGTCTTCCTTATGATGCTTTAGATGACACATTTATCTTAGTCGTTGATGATTGGAATTGGCCTTCTCCTAGAAATGGAACGTTTCGGGCATTAAATGATAAAAATATTGAGATTGTTTATTCAATTGAGATAAGAACAACTTCCAACGATTATTTTCCTCCCGAAGAATATCACGGTCAAAGTCATCATTGGCATGATGGTTATCTGATTGCTGTTTGCCAAAAAAGATAAGTTATGTACGATGATATTTCATTAGTTATTCAGGGTCCAGCATCAGATAAAGAAAAGTTGGACTTTGTTGATGCTCTTCCTTATTATAAAACTTTGTTTTCTGAAATTATATTATCAACTTATACTGAACACTTAATATCTAATTGGCAACTTCTAAAAGTGTGTGAAGAAAATGATATTAAAATAGTTCATAAAACTGTTGATATTAACAAATCATTATTAGATCATCCTACTAGCCCTTGCATTTATTATCAGACATATACAAGTTTGAATGGGTTTAAATTTTCATCAAAAAAATATACTATTAAACATAGAATAGATGAAAGGTATTCTAATTTGCATCTTTTAATTGATAAATTTTTGACTAGTAATGAGAAGTGGGTTTCGGGTGGAATGCTATTTGCCCCAAAGGTATGGAGATCTTTTTGTGCAGGAGATCATTTGTTTATTGCTCAAACAGAAAAACTAATTAAAACATTTGAATTGACAGAAGAACATCTAAGTAATAAATCTTTTTTGGAAGAAGGTCCAGAAATTACATATACAAAAAATTTTCTAAGAATTAATAATGAAGATCCTTCAGATGAAAATCATGACGAATTGATGAGAAAATATTTTGATTTTGTCCCCGATAAGTATATGTTTCCTTTTATAATCAGATCTAATACTAATGAAGAAGGAAATAAAGTTTGGAGGACTCTTGAAGAATATGGTTCACTTAGATCTCAATATGAAACACTAGATGACATTTTTTATAGTCCATATTTACCTTGGTAAAAATTAATATGAATGTCCTTATTCCTATGGCGGGTGAGGGAACAAGATTCCCAAGAGATACCTACAAAATTCCAAAACCCTTAATTGATATTAGAGGAGTTCCAATGATCCAGAGAGCAATTGAATCTCTTGGTCTTATTGGAACTTATCATTTTGTCATTCGTAAAGACAGTTATTACGATCAAGTATGCACCTTACTACACAAAACTTTATCAGATCCAAAAATCATTAGTGTAGAAGAAACTACAGAAGGACCGGCATCAAGTTCTTTATTGTTCAAAGATTTCATCAATACTGAAGAAGAACTTGTAATTGCAAACTGTGATCAAATTATGTGGTGGGATGCAGACCTTTTTCTCACAAATGCAAGATATTATAAGTATGATGGTTTAATTGTAACTTATAGCACAACAACCCCAAAAAATAGTTACGCTAGAATTGATAGAAATGGATTTGTCCAAGAGATTAGAGAAAAGGAAGTGATTAGTGATATTTCTTTAAATGGAATTCATTATTGGAGGAAAGGTAGATACTTCGTTGAAAGTACAGAATCTATGATGAGAATGAATGATCGAGCTCCGAATGGAGAGTTTTATGTTGGTCCTACATACAATCATATGATCCAACAAGGACTTAAAGTTGGAATTCATCATATTCCTAACTGGCAACACAATCCAGTTGGTGTTCCTGAGGATCTTGAAACTTTTTTGAAAAAATTATGAATATTACAAAAATAACTGATTATGTCAGAGGGTGGTTCATTGGAAACTTTGAACCATCTCTTTTAAAAACTTCTGCTTTTGAAGTTGGTGTTCTTACACATAAGAAAGGAGAATACTGGGCTCCACATTATCATAAGGAAAGTATAGAATATAATGTTCTCATAACTGGCAAAATGATCGTCCAGGGAAAGGAGTTAAATAGTGGTGATGTATTTGTATTCGACAAAGGAGAAGTTGCTGACCCAATTTTTCTTGAAGATTGTACATTAGTTGTAGTTAAAACACCATCTATTCCTTCTGATAAATTTGAGGTTGAGAATGAAATTCTTTAGAGAACTTACTGAATATGAAAGAGATCGTTGCGTAGTTGCAACATATTACATCGAATCATATGAAAATATTGGAACATTAAGGGATGCTGCCTGGAATCTTGCCATTGGGCAAAGTGTCGGCAACCCTAAAGTAAGAAATCGTTGGGAGAGTGATGAACTCTTTGAACTAGCATCTTGTGTCATCTATGCTGATGAACAAGAACTTTCTCAACAGACAAAGGGACAAGTTAAAATTGGTTTCCCCAAAGTTAATACTGACTGGGAAGGTGATGGCATTTCACATCTTCTTTGCCAACTGATGGGTGGGCAATTGGATATTGATGTGTTCAAAGTCTGTCGTCTTCAGAAATTGGAGTTTCCTGCTGATGTAGAAGCACAATTCCTTGGACCCAAGAATGGTATTGATGGGATTCGTAAGTTTGTCAATCGTTATGACAAACCACTTTCTGGTGCGATTGTAAAACCCAAGACAGGTATTTCACCACAAACTCTTTCTGAGATGGTGAAGGAACTTCTTGATGGTGGTGTAGATTTCATCAAGGAAGATGAAATTCTTTCTAATCCTTCCTTCTGCCGTCTTGAAGATCGTGTAGAACTCATTTCAAATATCGTAAACAACTGTGGTCGTAATGTCATTTATACTTTCTGTATTAATGGTGATCACCATACTATTCTTGATCGTGCTAAATTTGTTGCTGACAATGGTGGGAATGGTATTCATATTAATTTTTGGTCTGGTCTTGGGGTTTATAACTCTGTAAGAAAGATGGACCTGCCTCTGTTCATTCACTATCAGAAGAGTGGTGATAAGATCCTGACTGATAAGAGACACGCATTTGGAATAGATTGGGATGTTCTCTGCGACCTTGCTGGTCTGTGTGGTGTTGATACCATCCATGCAGGAATGTGGGGTGGTTATCTGAGTGATGATGAGAATGAACTTCGTCAAACGATGTCAACACTTCACAAACGGAATGTTCTCCCAGCATTGAGCTGTGGGATGCATCCAGGCATCGTCAACACCACTGCAGAGAAGTTCGGCACGGACTTCCTTGCTAACTGTGGAGGTGCCATCCACGGGCATCCAGAGGGCACTCTGTCGGGTGCTCTGGCAATGAGACAATCTATTGATAAAACTCCTGGTCCAGAATTTCGTGCTGCCATTGATAAGTGGGGTTATGAAACTGGTGGTGGTTCTCTTCCTGAGTGGGTATTAGATTTTTGATTAATTTTAAAATAGGAGTAAAAAAATGAATTTTTCTGTAGACAATTATACCAGATGGAAAGAAGATCTGATAAAAAATATTCGATATAATGATTATAGGGATGATCTTGATTGGAATGGTGGAGAGTTTCCAGAAATACCAATTAAAAATGTTGATCTTAGGCATTCAAACCATGGATATACTATTACTCAGAGCGAGTGTAATTTGAATAATATTAGAGATTACTTTTTTAAAATCCGAGATCAGTGCAAATGTATTCTTGAGATTGGAGTTGATTGTAATGCAACCGCAACTGAAAGAACATCTACAAGAATTTTCTTGGACAATAAGTTAGATGAAACTATCTACATTGGACTTGATCTTAATGATAAGAGTTACTTAAATGATGAAAGTAAAAATATTTTTACTTTCCAAGCAGACTCTTCTGATACTGAATCTGTTATGAATTTCATTCAATCAAAGGGAATTTCTGAGATAGATTTTATTTTTATAGATGGTTGGCACAGTATTAACCAAGTTATGAAAGATTGGGAATACACCAAATACCTTTCTGACTTTGGTATTGTTGGATTTCATGATACTGCATCTCATCCAGGTCCTCACTCATTTATAAATGCTTTAGACAAAACAAAGTGGAATATAGTTGAAAATCCATGCTCAAATAACCAAAATGATTGGGGAGTTGGGTTTGCCTGGAGATGTAAAAAGAAAATACAAATCATTTCCCATAGAGGTAATCTTAACGGACCAAATCCATCAAGAGAAAATAGTCCAGAGTATATTGATGAAGCAATTGCAGCAGGATTTGATGTTGAAATTGATGTCAGATGTGAAGATCATAAGTTTTATCTTGGTCACGATGGACCTCAATATGAAATTCCTATGACTTGGTTATGGAAAAGGAAAGATAAACTTTGGATTCATTGTAAAGATCTGAGATCATTGGATGTTCTCTCTAGTAGTCCAGTTGATTTTCACTACTTTTGGCACGATATAGATAGATACACACTCACCAGTAAAGGTATTGGTTGGGTTTTAGTTGGTCAGTTTCCATTCAAAAAATCAATCGTAGTTCTTCCAGAATCTATTCATTATTATGATAAGTATGAGGGGAACTATGATAGAATATTAGAAACGATGGGAATTTGTACCGATAAACCATTATTTTATAAAAATGAGTTATGAGCATTTCTGTAATTTGTGCGTGCAAAAATCGCAATTCCCCTCTTCACATATCGTTAAATTCTTGGTTAAATTTTAAAGAAATTACTGAGATTATTATAGTTGATTGGAGTTCTGATGAACCTTTAGGATATCTAACTAAACTTGATCCACGGATTAAAATTGTAAGAGTTTCAGATAAAAAATATTTTAATCAACCACAACCTTTAAACCTTGCTGCAAGTATTGCGACTGGTGATTATATTCTTAAACTTGATACTGATTATATAACTAATCCATATTTCAATTTTATTGAAAGATATTTTCCTACAGATAATTCTTTCACTTCAGGAGTTCATAATATCAAAAGTCCAGAATACTATGACGAAGAAACTGGTCTTTATATGATCGACAAATCTAGTATGAGTGATGCTGATTTGCAGGAATATTTCAACTCTTATAGCCCATACTTTAAGTATCTTACTGGATTTTTATTTGTTAGTAGAGAGAACTTTAATAAAGTTGGTGGATATAATGAAAATCTTGGAAAATACTATGCATTTGAGGATAGTGAGATTTATAAGAGATTGGAAAATCTTGGATTAACTCACAACAAAATGGATTATGATTATAATTTAATTCATATTCCACACCCAGATGTTAAGAGAGTTGAAAACTTTGAGGGTTATGATGAAAAAGATAGAGAATGGATAAATTCAATTCAATATGATCCAGATAGATGGCAAGCCGAATACTTCATTTCTCAATCACATGTTAAACAAAATGTAGGAATGATTGGAGAAATTGATTATACATATGTCAATTCAAAGACTAAATGGGATGTTATTAGAGTAGATGAACAAAATTATTTTGCAGAAGATCTAAAAGTGGAAAATAAGTTAGATGGATTTTCAAGTGTTTATTATGTAAGTCTTGAAGAATGTGGGAATAGAAGAAGAAATCTGGAATTTGAATTTGATAAGTATAATATCCAACCAAAAGCAATCATATCAAAAAGATTTTCAGAATGCAGTGATATTATTACAGGAAAATATGTTTATCAGTTAAATGATGGAACAAAGGGATGTTGCATATCTCATCTTAAAGCAATTAAAGATTGGTATGAAAATACTGATGAAGACTATGGATTTTTCTGTGAGGATGATTTAAGTCTAGAAACAGTTGAATATTGGAATTTTACTTGGCAACAATTTATAGAAAGTATTCCAGAAGATGCAGATTGCGTTCAGTTACTTACAATCCGTAGTGAGTTTGATACATTTGAAATTCGTGAGAGATATTGGGATGATTGGGGAGCAACAGCATATATTATGACTAGAGATTATGCTAAAAAGATAATTGATACTTATGTCAAAGAAGATTCATATCATTTAGAAATTCCAAATCAAGACGTAATGCCTTTAATAGAAAATATTCTGTTTGCAAGTGTTGGAAAAACATATACTTACCCAATATTTGTTGAAAATATTGATTTTAAATCCACTTTTGTTGGAAATGATGATGATGTAAGTGATGGTCAAAAAACAAATCATAAGAAGTCAAGAGAGATTGTTTTAAATTATTGGAAAAATAAAAATATAGTAGAAAAGACGGAACTTGAAGTCCTTTTAACGGAATATTCTTGCGATACTGAAAATCCGGAACATAATTTTAGTCTTGGTATTTGGTATGAAAATGAAGGACACACTGCCCCAGCTCTTTCATACTATTTAAGATGTGCAGAAAGAGCATATGAATCTAATTCAGATTTAGCATATGAAGCCCTCATTCGGGGTTCTTATTGCTACGAGAAGCAGGGAACAAGAGATGGAAGTGCAAGATCAATGCTCTGGCAAGCACAAGCATTTAGACCAGATAGACCAGAGTCACACTTTTTATTGTCAAGATTTGCAGAGAGAAGAGAATGGTGGCAAGATTGTTATATGAATGCAGATTTGGCACTTAGATATTGCAATTTTGACAATCAACCTCTTCGCACTAATGTTGAATATCCAGGGCAATATGGACTTTTATACTTAAAATCAATTGCTGCTTGGTGGTGGGGGAAGGGAAAAGAAACTAGACTTCTCCTACAAGAAATAAAAAATAATCATCAAGTTAGATCTGAAGATTTTGATTTAATTCAAAATCGCTTGATGGAATTAGCTACTGGATATATTCCAGAATCTGAATTAAAGTACACTAAGAATACTGGTCAAGAGTTAAGATTTAAATTTAATGATTGTGAAAATATAGAGAGAAATTATTCGCAAGCATTTCAAGATTTATTTGTATTGACTGCTTTAGATGGAAAGAAAAATGGAACTTATCTTGAAATAGGAGCACAAGAACCATTTTATCAAAATAATACTGCTCTTTTAGAAACTCAATTTGAGTGGAAAGGTGTATCTATAGAAATACGTCAAGATTTGTGTGAAATGTTTTCTCAACAAAGAAAAAACACAATATTATGTCAGGATGCTACAAAAATAAATTATCTTAACTTATTGAACAATTTTAAGTATGGAAATATAATTGATTATCTTCAAGTGGATTGTGAGCCATCTAAAACTACATTTGAAATCTTATTAATGATTCCATTTGATGAATATCAATTCAGAATTATTACTTATGAGCACGATTATTATGTTGATTTAACAAATTCATATAGAGACAAATCTAGAGAATACTTATTGTCAAAAGGATATAAACTTCTTGTTTCTAACGTCGCACTAAATGAATGGAGTCCATTTGAAGATTGGTGGTATCATCCAGATCTTGTTGATCCTGCCATTGTAGAACAAGTAAAAAATATATCCGACATTACAGATATAAGGCACTATATGATTGAACGCTAAGAGACACTCCACAAACCGTCCACCAAGACCCTGCAGCGACCCTGCGGGGTCTTATAGTATGTGAAGACAACCAACCGACTATGTACTCCAATCTTGACCGTCTGATCTTTGTTGGTTCCTTTGTATGGTTCATTCACTGGGGAACTAAGGTTTCTGAAGCAGTCTTGAACTTTGTATTCTAATGCTATCACTCTATACATCAGGTTCTAAGTACTCCAGGAGACGCTGTGAGAGCATTGTTTCCTGGTTTATGCAGAAGTACCTCAAAAGATACAATATTGAGATTGAAGTGCTTCACAGAGGTCTTCTGAGAGAAGGTGTGTGTGGATGGTGTATTGTAACTGATTGTAATTGGAGACCCAGAAGTTTTCTAATTGAGATTCACAATCAACTTTCTATAGAAGATTACACAAAGACACTGCTTCATGAACTTTATCATATTCTACAGCATATTCGTGGTGATCTCCGTGATAAGAGAGGTATCCGTTGTTGGAAAGGTATTGATTGCTCTGAACTGGATTATTCCGAACAACCTTGGGAACAAGAAGCACACTCAAAAGAACAAGAACTCTACGATGAGTACTTGACATCACTCTAAAAACTCTGTACAATGACCTTTGTGGAGGTTGAAAAAACTATGAACTCTATTAAAGCTCCAAAGATGAAGAAACGATTTGTAAGTGTAACTCCGAAGAGTTCCAAAGCGTTCAATCGCTTTGTGAACATTATGAGTTCTCTGCATTCTTGTGAAGTAGAACAAGAGACGACCGATAAGTTCTTTCTTGTTTCTTTGAACAAACAATACTGCTTCTGGATTCAGAAAGAAGGAAATGAGCACTGGGAGATTGGAAAATAAATAGTAGAAGAATAGGGAAGAACTATGGTTGTGTTTCTTGCAACAACCATTATTAATTGCTCTGATGCCGTTTCTATTATCAATCGTCTTACAAAGGTTGTAGGTCTTACTACTCAACAACGAATAGAAATCATTTCAACAATTCAAAAATCTATTCCTTCTTGTCCTCTAATTATCAAACCCAATGAACCAAAAAGAACTTCAAGCAATTGATTTGATGTTGGAAGACCTACAAACAAATCATCCAGAAATCCGTACTGTTGCTAAAGAGTTGGATTGTGAAACTGAACTTGAAGCACTCAAAGTGGAAATGCTTGATTATCTTTACTCAATAAAGTCTTATCTTTACTCAATAAAGTCTTATCACAATCCATGAATGCACAGTATATCTACCTGACTATATTCTTTTGTATTGGTTATTTAATTATAACAGACCAATCAATAGCGAGGGCATTTCATATGTTCACTCAATTGGTAAGAGTTCAGTACGAAAAGACAAAGTGGTGGGCGCTACACAATCCAGCAAATCCAATCATTAAGTATTTGATTTGGCGTCGTTCTATGAGACTTGCTAAAGATTTGCAAAGAGAACTTGCAGAAAAATCAAAAGACGTATAAAATAGTATGTGTAATTGAGGAATGGAATTATGTCCAGGACTTATCGCAAAATTGATTACATTGGTAAATGTGCTCTTCGTCACCCTAAAACATCAAATGAACGAAAGCACTTGATTGGTATTCTTCAAGATAATCAATATGAAGATTATTTAATCTCAGGTCTAAATCATCTTCACCATCGTCTGTCTCACTGCCCAACTGCTTGGGATGATAAAGTGGTCTCAGCGTACTATGAGGAGGATTTTAAGTTCTAAATAACACTATATCTGGATAATACATATGCTTTCTACGCAATATCGTCTTCGTCTTGAGTTTATTTGTAGCAGAATTGAAAAACATGAAGAAGTACAATTAGAAGATATGATTTGGGCAGAAAAACTTGCTTCACATAATCGTTCTGCTGCAACAATTTTGAGAAAATCCCGTAGAAAAGCAGCAAATCCAGACATGAACGAAGATAGTTTAGATGGGTTTTTAAATGCATTGGATTTAGGAGATCCAGATCCATCTAATCATCGTAATCGTTTTGATAGTCCTGATGATATTGCAGATTTTTTCCATAATGGTGATGGAATGAGACGGGACTGAACCACTTCCAAAACTGTCCACTGACCCTTGACTTTCGCAGTCAGGGGTCTTATAGTATGAGTATACAAAACAAAACCGATGACCTACAAAGCAACTCTCAAAGTTAAGTTTGATACTGAGTTCGTCAATCAATCCTCTTATGGTGTGTATGATGATGAAACTCTTCCCGAAGAGCATTATACCTTTGAGGTTCCTGCTCACGATCTGAATACCATTCAACTGTTCCGTTTCTTTGGAACTGTTGCCCGCACGATGGGACATAATGATGTGGGCATTATGAAAGGTGCTGCATCTCTTGCATTCAATGATATGCGTAATGAAGAGGATATGAAAAGGGTTGCTGATGAGTTTGACCTGAAAATGGCAGAAGATTATGCAAAAGAACTTCGTAAGATGCAGGATGAGATTTATGTCCTGAAAGCAGAACTTTCCCGTCTTGAGCAACCTGATAATCCTCAATATACTGATGAGGAAATGGAGGCGATGACTGCTCAGAATGAAGTCACCACACAAACTCTTAAGAACGCACAAGTGGTTTGCCGCGATTGTGGTTCTAAATATGGAACATATTCTGTTGGTTGTTCTTCTGTTTGGGAAGGTAAGTGTGGAGTATGTGGAGAAACTAAAGGTGTAACTGAAGTTCGTGATTATGCATATTTGACTAAAGGTATCAAGGAGTTGTCTGAATGACTGAACGTTCGCAAGAATTTATGAATGCAGTATGGGAGCACCGAAATAATGGTGCTGATACTGAAGAGAAGTTAGTTGCTGCAATTCTGTTTATTGCTGCGGAGA